TTTGCAAACCACCTGTGGTGATAAAATTGTCTGCCCCGTCAAAGCTAACTCCCGGAATGTTTTCTAAACCCTGTAATGGATTTAATGGATCAAATGGATTTGACATAATATTTTCCTTTAACCTAATCTTGATTTAATTGGTTGTGATCTATGAACTTGAAAGATTGGACCTTTCATTTCTTTAAAGTTACTTTGAGGTCTAGGTCCTAATGTAGCCGTTTGTATTTGTTGCTCAGGCTCTTTCATGCCTTCATATACACCTCCACCAACTGTCATTGCCATAAATGCAGATTCTAATGGTTTATCTTTTACATAATCAATAATTTTATCTGAGGCTTGTTTATACAGAGGTACTTCTTCAAAACCACCTGCTTTAGCTAAGTCTTGCACTTCAGGAGTTATAACTTTAGACATGTCAGGTCCAGCATTAAATGGTCCTAGTTGAGGAATGTCAGTTCTTGCAGTTGTAGATCCTAAAGGATTAGTTGCACGACCTGTAGTTACATATGGTTCAAAACCCCCAGGTCCCGGAATTTGTGCAATTTGATCATAACTAAGACCTGATGTATCCATGTATGATGGCATAATATTGCTTGAATTATTTAAAGCAGAGTTAGTTACAGATGGGTTATTTAAAACAGGATTAGTTAAAGCAGATGTTTCCATCATACTTGTTGGACCAAGATAACCAGCATTACTTCCCATAGGGATAACTGATCCCATACCTGCATCTACAATGCCCTGAGAATTTGTTAGTAAACTAGGTACATTAGCAGCATTTTGAACTGCTCCAAATTGAGGAACATTAAAATTAGGGCCAATCGCTGAACTAAACTGACCTGCAATACTACCTATTGTTCCATCAATCATTGCATTTTGTGTAGCCTCTAAAGGATCTTTACCTTGAGCGACATTAAAAATAAATGATGGAAGAAAATTTCCTATACCAAACATTATTTACCACCTCCTGAAGATTCTGTTTTAGATACTTGACCCATAGGGGCACCATATGCAGCAGATAAGTAAGATTGTAATTTAGTGTAAGGTTTGTTTTCTTCAAACTCAAATCTAGCAATATCTGCATCTAATGCTTGTCTTTGGTAGTCTTCTGCTGTTTGTCCTACATTTTGTAATTGTTGCATATCAAAATAATCTGCCGCAGCCATTTGTGGAGCAAGTTGAGTTGCTTGTTGTTGTCTATCTCTTTCAGCTCCATAGTTCTGATACATTAGTCGACCAGCTTCTTGAGCAAGAGAGTTAGCTAAGTTTTGACTATTTCTAGATGATTGGTCAAACATTGCACTTGAGCCATAACGACCTGCTTTGGCCGCACCACTACGAGTGTTTTGCATTGCATCATTATATTTTTGCGTTGCAGCACTTGCAGCACCTGACATAGCTTGATTTAAGAATGGGTTGTTACCTAAATACTGACCTTGAATAGTGCCTTGTAATTGTTGTTGAGCTGCTGGAAGTAATGGAGAACCTTGTAAAGCTCGATTTTGTGCAGCCTGTAAAGCAGTTTGGGTTTGTGAAGATGGAGATACATATGTTTGATTAGGATAGTAGTTAGGAGAATCTGTTTGATAAAGTGCCTTTGCTTCTTCTAATCCATACTTGACAAATGGACGAACAGTTGGGTCTAACTGTTGTGTAGTTTCAGACGAACCACCTCCACCGCCTCCACCTTTGAATAGTTGCCTACCCATTTTACCATTGTCAATTGACTGATTTCCATCTAATTCAGGGAAATAATCGTGTATCATAATTTATACTCCATTAGTGTGTATTTAGGTTTCATCTTCCATTTAATTCGCCATAATCTGACGATTCCGGGTAACTTTGTAGATCCTTGGACTTTAGTACCACCATTATTTTTAACCCATGTGAGGAATTGCTCCCAACATTTGTGAGTTGTTTTACCTCCAATGTAGGTAATATAGGCAATACGATCATTAGGATACATGACCCATTGAACTGTAAATGCACAATGACATTTGTTGTCATCATCCATAATTAGTAATAGGACAGAGTTTCCTTGTGATACAAACTGTCGTAATTGATCTAGTGAAAATTCACCATCACCGACTGCTAAAGCTCTTTTGAGATGAGGTTCAGCAAAATGCCAATACTGATGAACATGTGTAGTAGGAACTATAAATAGATTCATAACCTGTGATAAACACTAATGGTTTAACCTATTATAACGTAGCCGTAAACTAAGCTCGATGTGTTATTCGCAAAGTGACTTACAGTTGCACTACCATTTGTTTGTGCTGATATATAAACATTGTCCATGCTAAATGGTGCTATATATGTAACACTTATTTGTGCAGATGGTATAGAAGGTCTTGTATAAGGTGTTGTTGATGCAGCATAATGTTCTAAAGAAACATTAGTAGAAGATGTAGCCCCAGCTATCTCTAAATAGTCACCACCTGTTAAATCTAACACATGACTTGCTGTCCCAGTTAAATGAGATGGATCACCATTAGACTTTCTGGCTGGTAAACCAAATCTTTTGCCTGAATCAGCAACATCACTGCCATTTACTCTAAACCATACATCAGCATATTCTGCATCGTTATTAGCATTTGCTAATTGCAGAGAAAATAATGCTTTATATATACCATCGTTTCTAACATATATTCTAGAGGTGTTAACCGAATCTAAATATATGCCATTTATATCATGTTCTGTAGTCCAATCTACAACTGCCGTATTACCAACACTAGGTGATAACTGATCGGTATTTTTAGTAAACTCACCATATGGAGCCGTAGCAGTTTCCGCAGCATCAGAATAGGGAACTAAAATAATCTTTGAGTCCCTACTGATTCTTTCGTCATACAGTGTAGTAGAGGTTGCCCATGATGTATCTAATGTAACAGTTCCTGTGCAGTTTAACTTACCATTTAATATTGTATTTGTAATTTCTGCAATTTCACGAGTTGTAGCAAACTCAGGTTGTAATCTTCTAAACTGCATTATCTACCACCAGCTGGTTTCAACTCAACATCTATAGATACTGCATTTTTCCAGTTACCTGTTGGCTTTACTTTGACTCGATGATATCTACCACGACTTCTAAGAGAAGCTCGACCTTCAGTAGAAGTGGTTGCTTTTACATCAAATATAATAGGGTCACTTAGTTCTTTACGAGAAGCTACTTCAATATCAGCAGAGCCTTCATCAATTTGCGGCCTAACTAACATTAAGAACGAGTTATAGCCTTCCTCTAAGTCAGGAGTCACTAATTCAGAGTCATAATTAGAGCCTGTAAAAGTAACAATTTTTCTATCATTAAAACCTGAGAATAAGAACTTACCACCAATCCATAAACGATCATCTAAAGAGGCTGGTAGAGTATCTAAATTAGTATAGCCTAGGTTGGTCTCTAAACTTTCTAAAGTCTCACCTGTGGTCGTTACAGAGCTTCCAATGCCCGTTGTTTGTGTTGTTGCTCTTGACCATTTATCTAACTGCCAATTGTAAATAAGAATAGATCTTCCACCACCCACATTGGCATAGTTCCATACTACTAACTTTCTAATAGGATCAACAGAGGCTGACATTGTGTCAATATCAGTTAGCAATGCATCATCAAAGAAATAACGATCTACTTTTTCTGTACCTATTCCTACGACTGTATTACCATCGCATTTATAGAAACCATCATCAGATAAGAAGAATGTAGTATTACCATATTGGGTTGCAGAGTTACCTTCTAAACAACCTAAACCACGAGAGATTACATCGAATTGGAAGAACAATGGGCTACCAATGTAACTCATTCTCACGATAGATTTTTCTAATAATATAAGTCCAAATTCACCACCACTGATGGCTTGAATATTTCCCCCGTCAGGAATGAACTGATAATCTGATTGTGATGTGTCACCCGGAAGCCAATAAGCTTCATCGTTGATATCGGACCAGATAATTTTATTCGGCTCCAATCCAGCTCCTATGTTACCAGCAACAACAAAGTCCCTCACAACAGCCACACATTTAGCTATAGGGGCATTTGCATCTAGATCAGAAAAAGCAGAGTCACCACCTATCTCCCACTTTTGTAATTTAGCCTGATTGTTTGCTCCGATAACCACTTTACCATACTGAGTAAATTTCCACTCTTTGCCACTATATCCACCTGATTTAGATACATCATCTAAACTAAGGTCAGTAGCATCTAATTTGTGTATTGTAGAATCAGTACCTGCAAAAATAACTACTTCAGCACCATACTTGCCACCAAACACTGTATTAATAGCTTCAGAAGCATCTCCTGAAAAGTCTACAGAGTTAGGAAAAGGAGCATAGCCTACTGAGGTAGGATAGACATTCTTAGCATCTACCAATACTCCCGCTACTGCTGGTTGGTCAGGTAACCATTCACTAAAGTTAAATCTCGTATTTGCCATAGTCGGTATAGAATTTCCTAATATCTTGTTCATTTAATATATAGACATTGACTGTATCTTTATCATCATTTAACCTTTTTAGGATACGATGACGCCCATCAATCAATCTATATGGTTTATTATGTGGGTTAGGCATGTCTTTAACAACGATACCCGGAAAGCTCGTATCTGCTGTTAGGTACCTAGAATCTTCTACATCGATGTTGGATATATCTTTAAATGCTATATCTGATATAGGTAAATATTCAGGTTTGTATTTCTTAAAATTTATGTATGAATATACATAGTGTGAGTCTATGATCATGTCAGGACAATTGGGTAATTTCCAATCGCCTGTCATAATATGTATCATTTTTTTTCTAGTCTAAATCCAAAACTTAATCTGTTAGCATTTTCTGATCTAACACAATGCCAAAATTTATTAGGTAGTTCAGGTATATCAAACTCTCTAAATGTTGGTGCATCAACATTGTCAGGATCTTCGTGTACTTGATTATCTGCATCTAAAAATCTAAAGGATGAGTCTCCATCACTCCATGTAATATAAACCCTTTTTCCGGGTCGATTAGAGTTGGTATGCCATCCCATATATCCTGTAGGAGGATAGTAATAATAACCTGAGTCATGTATATTGTATTCAGGATACACCTTTTGCAAGATGTGCATAAATTTGTTGGTTACAGAACCACCGAAATCAACGTAATAGTTAAATGGAGTGTTAGGTATATCATCTTTTATATTCTGTAAAAAACTAGGATCGGTAAAACCTTCCCAATCATGATTTTCTATCAGTCCTATTTTTTTTGCATTTAAAATAACATCTTTAGAAATTGCTTTACATATGTCTGCTACTTCATCGACATAAAGTTTAAAATCTTCGCTTATATTTCTCTTCATAATCTACCATAAGTGATTGTGGATAAACTCTTGAAACTTCGACTGCTGTGTTGCAATTAGAATAATCTAAATTATCAGGCATATTACGTAATGCTTGTTTGTCATTCTCAATCTCAGTAACCAAGCCTTCATTCTTTTGTGCTAATGCTCTAGTTTGTAAGCTATCTAAAACTTTAAAAGCATTGGATCTAATTTGTTTGTACATATTTACATAATGTGCTTTTAATAAATCCATATCAAACACAATTTCACTAGGGTTTGATGGGTTGTCAAATTTACATTTATCTATATGAACATGCTTTGCATATTCTTCTGCTTTCATTTCATGTGATTCTTTATGATCTTTAATTAATACTGCAGCCTCATTAGGAATGATGCCTTCTGCTTTTACTTGATCTAAAGATTTTTCAGTAACCATAAAGACAATCTTATCACTGCCTACAGGCTGATTCCAGTATATATTTTTTTTCATAATTTACCTTACTTGAATATAGCTAGTGTAACATAACTTGGGTCAACTGCATTGATCCCAAACATTTGAGTGGCATTACCATCACCATCTGCAGCCGAGAATACAATATAGTTGTTCACTACTCTTGTAGCACTTAATGTAAAGCTATCCGCAGCCCTAGCACTAACATGAGCATTAAATAGTTGCATTGTGTTGTCAGCAGTTGTAACACCTGAATTAGATTGACTTAATACACCACGATCTACATTGCCAACAACGACACAGTAATTATCTGATCCATCTTGAATTGAAGCATCTAAAGTAATTGTGTAATTTCCTGTTCCTACTTTTGTTAATGAGCAGTTTGCAGATTTAATAACAGTGCCTGATGATCCGTCAAATGCTATAAACCCAGCAACACCAGCACCACTACCAACCAATGTTTGCACAAAAGCAGTTGTAGCAATTTTAGTGCTGTTATCTGTATCTGCTTGTGTAGTAGTTGTTGGGGAACCTTGTAAATCAATGTTAGTTGCTATTTTAGCTGATGTAATATTACCATCTGCAATTTTAGCTGTAGTAATAGCATTAGCACCAATAACTGAGGCTGTGACTGTATCTTCTACTGCTAAAGCACCTAAACCTAAGTTAGTACGAGCATCTGTTGCATTTTCAGCTCCTGTACCACCACCAGCTACCGATAATGAGTTTCCAGTTACGGCCCCAGTCTGAAAATCTTTCATGTGAGCCATAATTTCGCGTAAGGCGTTGTTTATGCCGCTTGGGGGACATCCTTCCGAAATATTGATACTGTCTACATCTGAATTATTTGCAGCAGTTGAATCATATTCGCTAATCTTTGTACGTGCCATTATATTTCCTTATGGGTTAGGTATATGAGTCCAAGTTTCTGAACCTTTACCAAGTTCTGTCCACTCCTGACCTTTTCTGTAAGATGATGCTGTCATTGTTCCATTGACTGTTAATTCAAACTCAATGTTAGATGGTCTTCTAGTACCACCAATTTGGAAACTAGCTCTACCACTAATAGCTATTCCAACTGGAGTTCTATATCTAACAGCATTTGTTGTAACAGTTCCTGTAACGACAATACGACCAGTACCACCTTGTAAGATTTGAGTCTCACCGACTTCGTAGGTACCTGTAACGTTGATAGCTACAGTACCATAACGAGTCTCGGCTGATCGTGTTGAATATGCCGTAGAACCTAATGAATATAGACCTAACATTTATTAAGCCTGAGATTCTGACCAAGAAACCCTACCTACAATTGAGAATGGGTTAGAAGTGGTCACAGTTGATGGATCTTCTGAAAGTTTAGCAACGACAGTTAAAACGTCTGGTCCATCAGGATAAGTATTGTCACCACCTAGAATTGCATTACCAAGAGTAGCAACTTCGCCTAATGTTTCTGTTGTAACAACAGGAGTTCTTCCTGAAGTTCCTGTACCACCTTCAGCCCTGAATGAGTAAATATCAGTTCCACCTTGAATACTATCTTTGTTACTGTGATAGATTAGCTGT